CGCCAAAAGGCGAGCCTATATCTACAGGTTTTGTGGATAACTTCGTTGATGATATTCTGACTCGCTATGGAATAACAGAAGAAACCGTAAAGGGTGTGACTAAGATCGTTGATAGTATTGTAAAGAATGTCTCAGTCCAAGAAATCGGAGATGAAACCTTCATTACGATTCATATACAAGATATACACTTTAAATTTAAGAAAAAATAACATGTTTAATGATATAAATGACAAGATTTTTTACGCCTGCATGGGCGTTGTCTTCAAGGGTAGAAACATAAATTATGACACTGACTCTCCGACTGAGGGCGAGTTTTTGACAGGTGTTACAACCCTTGGGCTAGATGGGGATATACCGTCAGTTTCACTGGCTGACATTGGTAGGTCTCAAAAAAGCTTTCATTACTATTCACCTCAATCTTTCTCTGTGACAATAGATAGAATTATTGACCAAAATAGTAACTTCTTTTATCACGTTCTCGACTCGGATTATATAACTTACGAAAAATCCCATATTCTAGCACCTCACAACATAGGGATGACTGGAACTTCAGACCCAAATCAAAAATCTTTAAGAAATTACGATATAACAATTCTAGTAGCTCCCGATAGATTTAAAAGTTTAGGCTCTGGAACTAACGCTGGCAGCGAGGGCGATGCCAATAAAGTATTGGCGGCAACCCTCAAACAATGCTTGGTAACGTCTATAAATTATTCGATATCGACAGATAAAATCACTGAGTCGATAACACTTACCTCTAAAGAGCTAGAATTTAGCGACTCAGATTACACAATGTCGGACTTCATAGGCAGTCCATCAATTTTACCTCAAAGTGCAAACACGTTAAAAAGAGAAAACTTCGACTTTTTAAATACCCTTCTTGGTAGCTCCCCTAGAAAATCAGTACTTCCTTATGAAGTTGAGCAAATGTTTAATGCAAAAAATAGTGCTGGTGAAGAATCCACTGAAAGAGACCAAAGGATATTAGGATTACAGTCCATTGATATTCAAGCCACAATTGATTATTCTAGTTTGTACGATAGTGACTTTGATTACAAGGCTGGCCCCACAAATGAAGAATACGATAAATATAGGAATATATGGACTAGTGTTGTACTGCCCGTTCAAGTAACCTGTTCATTCACAGGTAACGCTAGACAGCTTTATCCATTTTCAATATTGAACAACGATGTAAGATTCTCTCAAGCCACAGGAGATGGAACACCAAACGCTGAAGACTGGAACAAAGTAGATAGAGAGATAAAGTTAGTTGCTGAAAAGTTTCCATCTCCACCCAGTGTCAATTATTTTATTTGGGACTTGGGTAAAAGCAACTATTTAACGGCGATAGGCCAGTCAGGTGGTGATACATCTGGAGGTCTAGTAGAATATACTCTATCTTATCAAAATGACGCTAGTGACTTTGTACTGGTCAAGGATACTCAAGTAAGGAGCTTCGATCCAACATCACCATTTTAACGGAGACTTAAATTGTCTAAACGAAAAAATAAATCACATAAACAAAACATCAGACCCCAAAGGAAAAAGCTACAACCTAAAAGCGAAAATCAAGCAGACTACATTGAGGCCATGACGGAATGTGACGTTACATTTTGTGCTGGGCCAGCAGGATCAGGCAAAACAGCCTGCTCTGTGGGGCTTGCTTGTGACTGGCTTTTAACTAAAAAGATAAATAATGTCGTCGTTGCAAGACCCGCGATTGAAGCAGGTAGAGGATTGGGTCACCTTCCGGGTGGTCTAAACGAAAAAGTTCATCCTTATATGATTCCTATTCTTGAAGAGATGAAGAAGTACTTGGGCTTAGATACGTACAACTCGATGAGGGCAACGAAGACAATAGAGATTTGCCCACTAGAGTTCATGCGAGGACGCACGTTCGATGATTCGTTTACGATTCTAGACGAGGCACAGAACGCTACCTATGAGCAAATTATCATGTTTATTACACGACTGGGGAGACACTCTACCGCAGTTATAAATGGAGACCCTGATCAGACAGACCTTAAAAGGGGCGAATCGGGAGCTTTTGACAGATTGATTAATGAGCTAGACGACTTAGATGGGGTTGGCATATGCGAACTTGAAGCGTGTGATATTGTTAGAAATCCTATCATTGGCAGAATTATGGCGAGAACAGGTGGAAGAAGATAATTTTATTTTATCGTGCAAAATCTCCGTCATTGCTATATAATACAATAGCTACATTCGATTAGGGTAACAATTTCTGCTACCCTCTTTTTAAAACTAACGGAGTAAACATGCCACTTTATGACTTTGAATGTGAACCCTGTGCCTTTTACACGGAAATAAAACAGGGTTACAACGATCCGTCTACTTTAGATTGCCCTCATTGCAACAAAGCCACCTTAAGAAAGGTGTTTATAACAGCCCCTTACGTAGCGATTAGGGGAGAACCAGAAACGGTAAAGCACCTAGCTGAAAGAAACACGCAAAAAATGGGCAAGTACGAACTTCAAAGTAAAATGAAAGAAGATAAAATCGAAGAGAGAAACGAAAAAAGGGATAAGGTTAAATTAAACAACAAGATAAATAATATGACCCCTCAAGACAAAATAAAATGGATCGAAAATGGATAAGAAAACCAACTGTAGAGATCACCCTCATCACGCCACAATAACTTTAAAAATAGATATAAGAAAAATAAATAGCGATGGAGGGTTAGATCACATGCCGATGGGAGATAAATTACTTAGAAAATACGGAATGTCGGGGAAGGCTCAGTTATTAGTTAGCGGAGTAGATGAAGCTGACTGTATAAACAAAATAAAAGAAAGGCTAGGTAGGTTAAATGACTAAAGAAGTTTTTGGAAAGAAAGTTGAGGATGAATACGACTTTCAGGCGAAAGGTTTGCAGATGTCAGCCCACTACATCGGGCTTACCAGTACTAACAATTTAGAATCTTGGGATGTTGAATTTTCTCTAAACGACTACTCGATGAAGTCGCTACTGAAAAAGACCACAAGATCGACTTTTGCTATCAGCTCTTGGCTAGAGGACAGCAAAAAACAAGAAAGTAATAAAAAGCACTGGGTTCTTTTCGGGGTCTCTGGTTTGGTAGACCCGTTCAATATGAGTCCCAGTGCAAGAGATCAAAGGTTGAAAACCTTAAAGTTTAGGAAGGTTGACGAGAATACGTACAACAACTTCGAAAAATACATTCAAACTAAAAACACATTATATTTTACTAAAGCTAGAAGAAGTTCAATGGAGTCAGTATGAAAAATAAAAAACTTAAAAAAATTAAAAAGGGGCCACTGTCTAATTCTGAAAAGTCAGACGTTCACAGTTACTTAGGAAAGCAACAGGATGCTAAATCTATTGCCGAGCACTTAAATCGTTCAGAGAATATTATTCAAAAGTTTATTGATTCAATAACAATAGCCGAAGATGAGTCTGCTCTGCCTAAAGCAGAGGAAGTAGAAACAATAGAACCTCCCGTTAGAACTAGAACTTCTGAGTTGTTTGCTAGAAACGAAAAGTATGGAGTTACTGTGATGACCCCGCAAGCGTCTGAGGCAGGTGATGATAGCAGACATAAGAGAGTTAAGGCCGCGACTACTCACAGATATAGTAATTGCACCACAACTATCAGGAAGGCAAGTGATGATTGAGCCGTTAAGTGCTCCTGATCCGTATTTTAAGGATTATGTAAACAATCAAGTTAACATGTCTTGGAAGGTCACACTTACAGAAAGTGAAGACCCAAAAGTTTTGAAGTTTGTTTACGGGGACTACGAAAGACCTGACGCGACTAACCCTTGGCTTAGATTAAAAGACTACTGTAAAAAGCACGATGTTCTTCCTGCCAAAATTCAACTGCAAATGCTTGGTGCTGAAGAAAAAGTTTTTTTCGAAGACGAGCAGGGCTTAGACGGCGTTTGTATTATGAGGGGTGCTGCCAAGGATCAGCTAATGGACGGTTCTAGTTCTACGCTATATCAATCTTTGACGGTACTTCTACTAAAGGATGACTGTTCGAGTATAAAGGTTTCTAAATACCTCTGGCCTCACAACAGTTTTGAGTCAGGCGAATCCGAAAGGGGTTTGTCTGTGGACAATTTAAAGGACATGATTTTTTCAAACGGATCAGCGAAGTTAAAAAATGAAGAAGTATCAAAGTATATCTACGGGGGAGCCTTGTAATGCCGCACAATTTGTAGCGGAGATAGTTTGTATCAGGAAACGCGAAAGAGAGAATAAAGGTAGCCTAGAATATAAATTCTGGAGTAAATCACACCAAGATGAATACCAAACTCAAATCAAAGTAGCATGGAAACTGATAAAGAAATTCAACGAACAGGCACTCGTTAGATATATAAATAGCCCCAAAGGTAAAAATGTTTACTCTTTGGGGTTTCTTCATAAAGGGGGAAAGTATGTATTGCCAATTTATTTTGTGCAGGATGGCGTGTCCGACTGCTACAATAAAATACAAAAAGAAGAACTGGAAGAAAAGCCAGAGGTTGAATTTCACGACAATAAAGAATTCAAACCTAGAAAGGGCAGTTACAAAAAAAATAGACTTTCAAAGATAAGGAAAATAGATGACAACAAAGGCAAAGACTAAAAAAGTACCAGATTACCTCAAGGACACCGTTAAGAAGTACGGAGATATAATCAAGAAGGGGAATACGGTTCTTCAGGAAAAGGGAGAATATGGAGTTATTTCAATCAGTCCCGCACTAGATGTTGGATTGGGGGGAGGGATAAGAGAGGGGTGCTGGCTAATGCTAACAGGAGACCCAAAGTCAGGCAAGACCACTACTGCAATGCAGATCGCCGCCAACTGTATAGCGGAAGGCAGGAAAGTTATTTACGTTGATGCAGAGGGACGACTTAAGGATTTAAATTTCCAAGTCGAAGGACTAGACCCTTCAGATATGGACATTATAGCACCTGTTGACAAACCTCTATCTGCTGAATTGTTGCTTGAGACTTCCTATAAAATGCTTTGCGACCCAGAGTACCACGGTGCTGTATTGATCATAGACTCTATATCTTCCTTGATTTCAGAAAAAGAACTAGATGGCGATTTCTCCCCAAGAAGGGCTGGGCTACCTAAGATACTTTCCGTGTTCACAAAAAAGGTTGGTCAATTACTTCCTAGTCAAAGAGGTTTGATTATTGGGATTACTCACTATATCTCTAACACGTCAGGGTTTGGAAAGTCTAAAATGTCAGATGGTGGAGTTAAGATTCAGTACCAAGCTGACACACGGCTTGAGATTGCCCACGGAGGGGAAGGCAACCCTGCTATAAAAGCCGTAGTAGACGAAAATGGAAAGCAGGTCGGCCAAAAAATAAATTGGCGTGTCGTTTGCTCATCTATGGGGCCACCCGGAGGTAACATTCAAAGTTATATCCGCTACGGCCACGGTATTGACAAGACCCAAGAAGTTATCGACCTATCTCTAGACTTAGGGTTAATTGAACAAAGAGGTGCTTGGTTTAATTGTTTGTTTATGTCTTCTATGAAAAAGATCGCTAAAAAGATAAAACCAGAATTAGATTTTGATAATGCTGAAGAAGTTGAAAACAGCTTTAAATATCAAGGCATTAAAAAGGTAAGGACTTTGTTTGACGAAAATCCAGAGTTGGTTAAAAACCTAGAAAAGATAATTAAAGAAAGTTTACTTTAATGAAAGTGCTTGGACTTGACGATAAGTACTATAACTGGAACCCAAAGTCAAACAAAGGCAAGAGATCAAAACTTCATAATAAAGTTAGAGAATTCCTTGACAAACACTTTCCGCATGATAGAATACTGGAAGAGGTAACTCTGGCTGGTAGTAAAAAGCCCTCGTCTTTCGGGGGTCTTCTTCGTGCTGATTTTTGGTTACCATTAAGGTCTATAATAGTTGAAGCTAACGGCGAGCAGCACTTCAAATTTAACTCTTTTCACTTTAAAAGCAAGTTGGATTTTTTTCGTGCTCAAGCCAGAGACAGAGACAAGGCGTATTGGTGCGAGATAAACGATATAAGGCTAATTAATTTGAACTTTGATGAAACTGAAGAAGAGTGGGGAGAAAAAATATGAGCAGGGGAGAAGAAATTTTATCAGAATTCTTAGAGAATATTGATAGGTATATCAAGTCACTCCACTTAGGCGTGGTCGAAGAAAACCAAAACATTTCAAAATTGTTAAACTTCCAATTTTCTGACTTTGAAAAGTTGACCGCAACAGAGTGCGGTTCTGCCGCTTACCAGCTTTACGCTTACGCTGAATATATAGAAACTGAAAAAGCTAAACAAAAAAATATTTTAGAGTGGGCAGAATCTTCAATTTGGTTTATAATAAGTGGAACCTTGGATCAGTACGGAGACAAGTTCACCAAGTGGCAAGTTAAGTACTATCCCGCTATAAAAGAAAACCCTTTAGCTAGTGAGATACTAAAAATAAAAAACAACGCTGAGTCAAGGGTTAGAACCTTAGAAGGAAAATGCGAAAGAGTGATGAAGATGGCAGATGTTTTGAATAATTTATCAAGGAAAAAATACTAATGAACAATAACGACAGGAATGTGATACAGGCTTTGACAAGCGTAATAACAGATATTGGACAAGCCATTGAGAAGCTAGATAAAAAGATTGAGAATCACCTGAAACTGCTCAATGTGACCGAGGTTTCTGTTCCGAGCAACCCGACATTTGACACGGTGACAAAAGAAAGTCACGATTTTAACACATACGGTCTACCCCAATTAGAAGATGAGCCAGTTGAAAAAGAGTGGAAGCCAATTCACGAAATGATTAAAAACAACAAGTTTATTGATGACGGTAGTGCCTTTCAAGACGAAGTGGATAAAACACCACGAGTTTCGCCGGTAGAACGGAAACGTGAACAATGGGAGTCGCACCTGACAGAGAGAGCGTGTTCTAGGTGTAATAAAACGGAAAAGGTTAATAAGGTTCACGCAACAGGGTCAATTCACGTTTGTCAAAGGTGTGCAAGAAGATGATAAAAGATTTAGCAGCAGAAAGAGCAGTTTTGTCTGCTTTGGTACAATTTGGTTTAGATGTTTACATGGAGTTAGACTTTCTAACTACCGACTGTTTTGTTGATAACCAGAACCAGTTTTTGTTTGACTGTATATCCAGTATACTTTCAGAGGGTAGAGAAGTTGAGGTTTCGTCGATTTTGTCTGAGGC